TCAAAAGATTTTATTTTGTCTAAATCAAGCATAAGGTGGGAAGTTGGAAAACATCTTTCTTAGGGGGGAGTAATACCAACTTCCCTAGACATGTAATTATGAGAGAGAGGAGATATTGAATAATACCCACAAGAAACATGTCATTCCTCATTTTCACACAGATAATCTTGTTTTAATAGTCCTAGAATGGCATATCCTGCTGTATCAATCCAACTGTCTAAATGCTGTGGATTTTGTGATATGCGAATTAATTTCATGCAAAGCATAATATTACAAGCATCGCTACCTGTTATCGGCTCTGCTATTTTGTTGCCCAGTATGGCATTAATCATGTTTGCTAGGTTGTCAAAAAAATCATCAGAGCTACCGTAGTCATCATCTCTGTCTTCAAGAGTTTGCTGTAATTTAATTAATGCAGTCTCTAAAACAAAGGTATTACTTTTAAGTTTACTCATAACGATCTCCTGTATTAAGTGTTGATTCTAACTTATTTTATTACAAATCTAAAGGTGTTAATTTTGGACTTTTGTTTGCTTGATCTAAACATGCTTGCAAAGATTCTTTAGTATCTATTTCTAAAAGCCTTTCTTCTGTTTTTGCAAACTCTGTTAAATTTTTTTCTTTGTTAAATGGCATAAAAATTACTTTATCTAAAGGCAACGCAACCAAACAAAATAAATCTATTTGACCGTTACCATATCTTTCATCAGAATCTTGTCTTTCTTTCTTTGCTGTTCTTCTGCCACTGCGTAACTCCCAACGATAATAATCTTTGCCTCTTCTTAAATAGGTTGAGTTAGTGGTTTTTACTTGTACTCTGTATAGCTTATTTTGATGATCTAAAATTAAATCGCTTCTATGAGCTTGGGGTGCGAGTATTACAGAGTCGCAAAATCTCAGCAAGTAAGATGCTGCCAAATATTCACCTGCTAACGCTATGCGTGTAGTGGCATGTGGCAAACTGGCTCCTAAATTTTACCCCACTCCTTGCCTTCAAAAAGTAGAGATTCAGCGTTTCGCCTTCGGGTTAATCCCTTAAGCACCTTACCCCCTGCTTTATTCCACCTACACATTTGTGCAGGCACCTCCTCGTAATGACCCCTATTCAAAACTTTAAGCATTGTTGATTTGTTGAGATTGGATGGACCTAAGTTGTAAGTCCATGAAACCAAAGCGTCAAATTGATTTTGATGCAACGGCACTTCTACAGCATCTTCTACATATTTGCAGTATTCCATAAGCTCATGTAATAACATGGATTCAGCTTCTTCTTCTGATATTTTTTGTCCTTCTTGTACATTCTTGGTGTGACCGTAGCCAATCGTCCAAACGCCTACAGCATCTTGATAAGCCTCTAGCTCACAACCCTCAAACTTTTTAATCAGGCAAATGCCTTCTTTTGAAATTTGCATTAATTTAGGGGAAGTAGACCTGATATAATTGCTATTAATAAGGTTCCTAAAAATCCGAAACATCCGAACACCGCCATCCTTAAGGTTTTGTTTAAATCCGCAACTTGTACTTTTATTTCTTCTGTTTCTCGAAATATGGTCTTCCATCTTTCAGCACATTGTGCCTCATGTGATTTAAGGTCTGATGAAACAGATTGTACTGTTGGCTTACTAGTCATCTTTTTTGTCAGGCGTGTTTGAAGCCCCAAAGTAAAACGATATAACTGCCGATGCCAACCCACCTAGATATCCTAACACTAAATTGATTAAAGCTTCAGAATTTTGTTCAGGTGGCTGTAAAGTAACCAAAAATATATAGCCAAGAAATCCACCGACCACAGCAGTACCCATAATTCTAGCTGTCCAATCTTTGCTAAATTTTCCTCTAGCATCTGCTTTGTCTTGAACTTCTAGCTTAAATACATCTACATCAAGCTCTTTCATTTGTACTTCGAAGTTTTGTTCTGCTTTTTTTAGTTCAAGCATTTGTTCAGGGGTGGCTGATTGAATGGCTTGATTGATGGCTTTTGGCTCAGGAGAACAGCCAAGAACTTGTGCCACAACAGAAGCTGCCTGTCCACCTAATGGTCCACCCAAAGCAGAGCCTAGTGTTGGTGCTATGGCTCCTACTACATTTTTAATTAAATTAAATTTCATAATTTATCCTGCTAATGGGTTTTTAGTTTCCAGTTTGTCAATTGCTTTGTCAAGGCTTTGCAAGTCAGCTTTTATCGTAGCAATATCTGTTTTAATTTCTGTCACATCAGGAATAGCAATGCTGTTTATTTGTTTCTCTAAATACTCAACAGATTTTTCTATGCCTGCAAACCTTTCTTCAATTGCTTTTTGTTTTAGTTCGGTGTCACCAATGCCACCAATTTGTGCTTCAAGGTTTTCAATTCTATTAACATAGGTTGCTCCTTGGTAGCCAAAACCTGCTAGTGTTCCAACTATACCTACAAGGGCAATTAGTTGTGTAGTTTTATTTTCAAACCAATTCATATAAATCTCCTAAAGAGTTGGTTGCATGTTTTTAAGATCGTTTAAAGTTTTGATGCTTTGTCCTGCCATGCTATAAAATGCCTCAGTATTATCTGATAGTTTGTTGTTAGTATAAATGTTTTTTGGCTTATACCAAAATTCTTTTTGCGGTATGGATACAAGCCTGTAATTGTTAAAGTTTGGCAAAAAGCCCATTACCGCTATGATTGCATTCTCTGACCCATATTCACCAGTTTCTTCTTGTTTGGCTATAACTTGTTCTTGAGCCATTTGTAAGTTTTGAGCAATAATATTTTCAACCGTTGTCTCTGCATCAGACTCAACAGATGCAATAGAGGTGTCCATTTGATCTTGAGTTGTTTCTGTTGTAACGGTAGCAACTGCTACCTCCGTTGTTGTTTCTGTTTCTACTGCTGTTGAACTAAAAGAGGAGTCTGATACAGACATGCTACTCATGTCTAAAACTTGATTGGTTTGTGCGGTAGAGGATGCAAATTGATCTGAAATGCTTGGTGAGCTACTAACGCTCATGCTTGTATTGGAAGAAGAAGCAAATACGTTGCCTGATGCAGAGCTATTACCAGTTGCATGAACTGAGCTACCTGAGTTGGTGCCACTAATACTGTTTTTAGCTGTCGTAATTGTGGCAGAAACAATCTTAAGTGCTATCTCTCTACTAATAGAACTTTCACCTTTTTCATTTTCTCTTTCTGCAACCTCAAACTCTTCTTGAAATACATCTTCTTCTATAATTTCTTCTCTCTCTATTCTTTCTTCTTCAATTTCAGCCTCAGCCATGCGTTCTTCTATGGCTTCAAACACTTCTTCAACAACTTCTTCTTCAAATATTTCTTCTACAAACTCTTCTTCAGGCTCTTCTAAAATTGCAATTTCTTCTTCTCTTCTAGTTTCTTCTTCAAACCATTCTTCCAATTGGTCTATGGTTTCAAGCTCAATAAATGTTTCAGGCTCACGATAATCTTCTACTAAAAAAGTTTCTTGAAAAATAAATTCTTCTATTAATAAGTCTTCTATAGGCACAAATATCTCTTCTTCTCGCAAAGGAGTATCATTAATGGGAACAAATGGGTCGTAGTAATCTTCTTGTGCAAACATTTGTTCAAAAATTATTTCTTCTTCATAAAAAAATTCTTCTTCTTCGTGGTGTTGCTCCTCAAACTCAAACACAAACTCCTCAAACATTGGCTCTTCTTCGTAGCCGTATTGTTCTTCTTCTTCATACCCATAGTCGAACTCATCTTCTTGAAAATATCCAACATCGTTTTCTTGTCTGTAACCCTGACAAAAAGGTCCGTACTGCGGATCAAGACTGCATTGCAAATCATCGTATGCATCCCAGTAATACGGGCATGACTCATCATAAAGAGAATTTATATTACATTGTTGCGTTAATAAAGCATCTGCATAGCCACTACAACTAGAATCATTCAAAGGGTTGCTACAATCAATACCGCTACCACTTCCCCACCCAAAAAGAGAGCCACCGTTTTCTAAGTTTTGATTTTTATCAGAGCTATTCCAATCGTAATTGTAGCAAGTAGAGCTATTGGTGGTTCCTGTGTTACATTCGTCATGATAGTAATAAGTGTAAGAGTCATCTTTGTTTGCACCAACCTCGCCAATTAGAACATCGTGATTGATAATGTCTAAATGACCGTAACGCAAATCAAAAGAGTTGTTGTTCCACAGTATTATCTCAAAGCTGTTATCAGAAGCACGATTGTATTCTCGCATGTCGTACCAACCAAAAATCATCTTGCTGTTGTCACCCCAAGACTTCATGCGAGAATTAGAGTCTCTAATTAAGTCAGTCCAAAAAGCATATATGGTATATGTGTGCTGTCCGTTAATAGGGTCAGGAGTATAGTCATTACAATAGCTACTACTAGAGCCAAAATGGAGACATCCATTGGTAGCCATCCTCGCTTGACTGAATGTAGAGCCATAAAAAGTAAAATCAAAAGAAAGATCAATTGTGGGTGAAATGCCATCATCTGAAACTTCGTATGCTAACTCGCCCTCAAAATTATTAGCATTTGTTTGTAGGTGATATAAGTCTTGTCCTGATTCATAAGTGTATTGTCCGTATACACTTAAGGATAGCAGACTAGCTACTGCGTAGCATAGAATTCTTTTCGGCATTGTTTAGTGGTTTTAGTTTTTCTTGTGTAAGTTTTTTTAACTAAACCCACAACATCTTTATTGATTTTGTCTCTGTTAGGGTTTCTATCGTGTGTGCATTGCTGAATAAAAAGTTTTTCCTGTTCTTTTGCGTCAGGTCTTTTGGACTTATTTTCAGCCCAAGCCATAGTTGCTTCTGCACCTATTTTACCTTGGTAAGGGCAAGGAGTACCTGCCATTTCCATGGCTTTAAATACTCTTGAGTCTTGACAAAGTATAGACACTGAAGCGACTTTCATACCAGTATCATACAAATACTTTGAAAGTTTTAAGCGTTCACAGTTCTCGTCAGTCACAGTTGCTCCTGTGGAGAACCCAAATACTTGCCCTTGAAAAGCTCCTGACCTACCAACGGTACATAGGTCTTGAGAATAACTCATAATGCTTGGTGCTATAGCAGAGGCAGGGGGTGCCTTGCTTTTAACATTTTGATTTATTGTTTGCGTTGAATTAGATTCGTTGATGTTTCGGTTTGTGTTATCTGATTTAGTATTATTTTCGTTTACGTTTCGGTTGTCGGTTGTGACGTTTGAGTCAGAAGTCGATTGATTAATGTTGGTGTTTTGATTTGTGTTATTACTAGTCGATGTTGAATTATTTGTGTTTGTAACATTCTGATTTACGGTTGAATTTACGGTGGAATTGGATGTCGAAGTCGAAGTATTGACGTTGTTATTCGTATTGGTGTTATTCGATGTCGAGGTGTTCACATTCGTATTAGAATTGGTCGAAACATTCGTATTAGAATTTGTATTAGTCGAATTATTTGTGTTAGTCGATACGTTAGTGTTGCTGTTCGTGTTTGTATTTGTGTTGGTATTTTGATTGGTGTTGGTATTCGTATTGGTATTGGTGGTCGTGGTCGTATTGACCGTATCCAAACTATTGTTTTCGCAATACTGAGTACCGTTGACACAAGCCGTGCCTGATTGTTGGCTTGACTGTGCGTTTGCATTAACAGAAAAGCCAATAACAAGGGTAATTAAAAAGCCTATAGCAGACCAAATGATTAATCTATCGTGTTGTTTTTGCCCGTTCATTGTTAGAAAAATATAGCACAAAAAAGTTTTTTTTCTAAGAAGAGTTATCTGCTAATTTAATTTATTTTTCTATAAGTGTTGACTTCAACACTTTATTAGTGTAAGATTAACTATAGGTAAAGAAGTGGTTCTTTATCATAAAACTTCATATAGGAGAATCAATATGAAAACTACACTACAAAAGTGTTACGAAAAAATGGCTATGATCAAACACAACTCTGATCAGCTAAGGTTGATGGCAGGTAAGTTTGATAATGGTGAGGCGGCTGTTCTTTTGGTCTTAGACGATGACGGGGGTGGCACCAGTGTTACGCCAGTTGCAGTCATGCTTGACCAAGCTCGGATTGATACCTTAAATCCTGACTGGGAATATTCCAAGAAGATTTACAAGGTGATTGAAGATGCCACTCGCATTGACAAGAGAACCAAGGTCGGTGACTTTGCGGGTCAGTTCATTATGATTGATGAGTTGTTTGACAAGGCTGACTTTTAATAGCTAGCCACTTTTGATAAGCCCCTCTTTATGAGGGGTTTTTTATTTCTTGGTACACGCCAAGCTCAAGAAGTTTTTGTTTATTGATCTCATGCTCTGCCTCAACATCATTCTTGCTTTGACCAAAATATCGAACAGCCAAGTGCTTTCTTACTAACTCTTCGTTGATGTTAATTGAGTCTACAAGTATCTCGCCTAAGACACGACCATATTTACCTTTGGAATCTTTAAGCTTGGTTCTGACAATAACTTCTTTGCCGTTGGCTATTGCTTCTTCAACAAAAGCTTTGGCTAATTTACCTCTAACTTTTTCGTCTTTGTTTCTTGTCCGACACTCAGGCGTGTCAATCCCATATAGGCGTACACGACACTTGTGATAGATATCAAAACCAAGAGAAATATTAAGGTCAGAAGTATCTCCGTCAACCACCTTAATGACTTCGCAAGCATACTCGTACATTATTTTTTCTTACGAGGTCGACCTCTTTTTTTTGGAACTTGAGTGTAAGCCTCGTTTACGTCAGGAGTGGTGGGATCGTCAGCAACGTATCTACCTTTTTTATTCCTAGCCCTAACAGTTTCCATCTCCTCTTTAAGAGGATTGGGTAGTTCTGCTGAACTAAGAGGCGTAAAAAAATATACTACTTTTTTCCACCAAGACATGTTACTTCTTGAGTTTAGATGTAACTTTATTCCAAAGCTCAGGTTTGAATTTTTTTACAGACCAAGCTAAAACTACTACTACTATTGCTAATGGTATTAATATATCCATTATTTAGATTCCTCAGGTTTGTCTTGAAGTTCGTCAGTTTGCTCGTCAATATTTTCAACAACTGTATCAATTACTCCATCGTAAGTTTCAGCCACTGTATTAACAACGCCACTAACATCTTTTAATGCTGCACTTGAAATAGAACCAGCAGTTTTTACAGTTGTATCAACTGTAGTCATGGCTATTTCTTTTCCGCCATCTATAACAGAACCTACTGTTGCACATGAAGTTGCAAATAAGCCAATTAAAATTAAATATACATTTTTCATAATTTACTCCTATGAAGTTTGATCAGGTGAAGGTGGGAATACAGGCAACGGTCTAACTGGTGGCGTTGCATCGTTATATACATACAAAGCCTGTAGCTCAGGAACCGTTGTACAAGCGTTAATCATCGTTACTTGGCTTTGGTAAGTCGTTCTAATAGACTCTCTCCAAGTGTCCCAATCTGTAGGTATCGCTGTACCGTTTTCAGCCTCTCTTACCACATACCAATCGCTAGGCTGTAATATGGTGTAGGCTTGTTGATTTTGAACTGAGATAGCGTTTGATTTTAAGCC